TGAATATGAGATGCCCCGCGATGGCATGGACCGCGAACGCGTCGTTGTAACCGAATAACTTTATTTCTGGAGATCGAATAATGGGCATGTATGACTACACCGCACAAAACCCTATGTACGTCTATAATGGCGGATGGGGTTGGGGCGCACAGGCAGGTAACGCCCCGCAGAGTGGGGAATCGTCGCCATACGTTAGCCCTATGCAGCGGTGGCGTGACACACGCCAGGCAGTCATTGGCGGTAATGGCGGACAATACGCCTCAAACATTTCTAATGCCCTCGGCGCGTTTGGTGGGATCACTAACCCAGGTTCAGTATACGGATTTACGCCGGTAGAAAATAATTCAGTACCGTATAAGTACGTCGCACCAGAGGTGCCAGAAGTTGTGGCAGCGGCGGCACAGGCGGCTCCACCCCCGCGACAGCGGCGGCGTGGTGGAGGCGGCGGCAGTGACGCCGGTCCTGGCGGTGGTGGCGGCGCAGGGGGTGGCGGCGGCAACGGCGACGGCGGCGGAACATGCTTTGCTAAAGGTACTATGTTCATGTTGCCTGATGGGTCATATAAGGCAGTAGAGGATTTTGAATCCAAAGACCCCATCTATGGCGGCAAGGTGATCTTCACTAAAACCGGCCCCGGCGCAGGTAGAGGGTGGTTTAATTACCACGGCATTGACGTTACATCAGAACACGCTGTGCGTGAGCGCGGAGAGTGGAAACGTGTGGGGGACAGTGTGGACGCTACTCCTATAGAAGATCACAATACTTGGTATACTCTAATCACGACGAACAACCGGCTATACGGTGACAATGGCGTGATGTTTGCAGACGATGCAGAGCATAGCTACGACCACCCAGTATATGACATTCCTGATTGGGTAGCCCGCGCGCCAGCGCAGATCGCATACTTGAATGCGGCAGAGGAGGCCATAGACATCCCACCCGTTGCATACACACAGCAGCACGCATCACCATCAAGTTATGGAGGTAGGCACTAATCACCCGCACAGATGACCCCGCAAGGCGGGGAGATTTAGCAGAACAAGTCCTCAATAATGAGGTCTTCCAAAGCGCCTTCTCAGAGATTGAGCGGGCGTTTTTTTATGAGTGGAAATTGGAAACTGACGCGGATAAGCGTCAGCAAATCTGGTTGATGCTTCAACTTATACCCCGCTTCGAAAGAGTCTTACGCACAACCGTCTCTGACGGCGAGGTCGCGAAAGAGGAAGATAACTATGGCTGAAGAAACAGTGACACCCGTAAGGGAAGCTGTCGAAGTCACTGACGTGCGTAGCGCGTCACAAGCGCTGGACAATCTAATGAACCCTGAAGAGGGGCAACCCATTGATGACCAGCCTGACCAGGTAGAGCAGGAAGACGCTCCAATTAATGAGGAGCCTGCCGAGCTTGAGGTCGCCGACGATGGCGATGATTCTGAGGAAGCTGAAGAACAACTAGCTGACGATGGAGAGGAACAAGATGTCTTTGAGGTCACTTTACCTGGTGGCGAAAAGGCGGAAGTTACCCTCGACGAATTAGCTAAGGGTTATTCACGCCAATCAGATTACACGCGGAAGACCGAGCAGGTCGCCGCTGAACGTCGTGAGTTGGCTGCTGAGAGAGACACTGTCTCCCAGGCGGTCGAAAATGAGCGGCAGCAATACCAGGCGGCACTAGCTGAACTGGTTCGTGAAGCTGGAATAAACCTACAACGTGAAGAGAACGTCGATTGGGACAAACTTCGTGATGAAGACCCCATAGAGTTCGCTTCTAAGTGGGCAGATCACCAGCGCAAAGTTGAGGCATACCGAGCATCACAATATGAGATGGGCAGGCAGCAGCAGCAGAACGAGGCGGCGCAAAAAGCGCAGCACGGCGAGTTCTTGCAGCAGCAGCGGGTTTCCCTCGTGGAGATGATACCAGACTTCGCTAACACTGAGAAAGCGGAAGCCATGCAGAATAATATGCGTGAGTTTTTGACTTCCAGCTACGGCGGGTTTGAGGATGCAGAGATCAACAACATCGTAGATGCACGTCATGTGGCGTTAATCAATGATGCGATGCAATGGCGCAAACTACAATCGCAAGCAGTGGCAACGACCAAAAAGGTCTCACGCTTGCCTAAGATTGTTAAGCCATCAGCATCACGCGGACGTAGCGATGTGGACGCCGAGCAATCTGCCAAATTATCAAACCAAGCCCGCCGATCAGGGAGCGTTGAAGACGCCGCTGCGGCATTAGAGGGCTTATTCGGTTAAGGAATATATAGGCTATGACGCAACCAACAAATACCTTTGATACTTATGATTCAAAAGGTAATCGGGAAGCACTTTCCGACATCATCACGAACATCTCACCAACTGATACCCCTTTCTTCAGCATGTGCGCAAAAGGCAAAGCCACTGCCACGTATGAAGAATGGACCACTGACGCGCTTGCAGCAGCCGCCGCGAACGCCGTAATTGAAGGTGACGAAGCTACTCTCGACGCCTCAGTTGCATCTGTTCGCGTTGGCAACTACACGCAGATTTCCGATAAGACGGTTGTCGTTACTGGCACCCAGGAAGTCATCAATAAAGCTGGTCGCAAATCAGAAAAGAGCTACCAGATTGCCAAGAAAGGCAAGGAACTCAAGCGCGACATGGAAGTCGATCTCACGGGCAACGTCGCACAGGTTGCCGGTAACGCAACCACTGCTCGTAAGTCCGGTGGTCTCGGTTCTTGGATTGCAACCAACGACGTACTTGGTTCTGCTGGTTCCCCTGCTTCACCAACTGGTGACGGCACCGACGCTCGTACCGACGGCACACAACGCGTGCTGGTTGAGTCACTCGTCAAGAGCGTTATGCAGAGTTGCTGGACAGAAGGCGGAGAGCCAACTTGCTTGATGGTTGGCCCTCACAATAAGACCGTGATTTCTGGCTTCACCGGAAACTCCACTCGTTTTGACGCTGCTGAAGATAAGAAGCTGATCGCAGCCATCGACGTTTACGAATCTGACTTCGGTTCTCTGGAAGTAATTCCAAACCGTTTCAGCCGTGATCGTGATGCATGGGTCTTGGACAAGAGCATGTGGGAAGTTAAGACCCTTCGCCCATTCCAGACGCACGAACTGTCCAAAACTGGTGACAGTGAGAAGCTGCAACTGCTCGTAGAATACACACTGTGTTCTAAGCAGGAAAAGGCCAGCGGCCTCGTAGCTGATCTTACTGTCTCCTAAAATCTAGAGAGGGGGGCTTAATCGCCTCCCTCTTCCTTTTATAAAGCTCCAGAACGCCCAGCAGTGGGTGAAGGGATTTTCTATGCGTACTCTCAATGACATCATCGTACCATTCTACCTGTCAACGGTTTCTACCGCTGGCCAGGTTTACGTTCCAGTACCAGACGCCGGTAAGGTCATCAAAATCGTGACCGCGCTTAATGGCGCCATCGGTACTGCCAACGCAGCCATCACAACAAAGATTAACGGCACTGCCATCACTGGCGGCGCAATCACCATCGCTTACAGCGGGTCAGCCGCTGGCGACGTGGATAGCGTAGTGCCAACAGCAGCCAATGCGGTTTCCGAGGATGACGTCCTCGAAGTTGAAACTAATGGCGCATCAACAAACGCTATCTCTGTTAGCGGTCACTTCGTAATTCGGAGATAAGATATGTCATACCCAAGCGGACCAATTTCAGTTGCTGCTGTTGGCACAAAAGTGACCAGCGGCACGTCGGCTGCAACGGCAATTCCTAATGACGCCAGCGGCAATACCGCTCGGGTAGTTCGTATTGCCTCTGATTCCGACGTGTACGTCATGCCTGGTTTCTCAGGCGGTACGGCTACCAACGGCGGCATTCCAGTAACTAACGGCGCACCACTACTCCTAAACGTCCAGGGCTTTACTCACATTCTAAGCCTCCAGTGGGCCACAGGTGCCGTGTTTAACATCACACCAGTTGAGGTGTAATTAATGGCTACACTCGATAGAGATTGGGTGCAGACAAATATTGTTGTGGGCAATGAGGGCGACAGTACAACTGTCGTCCGCACCCAAGACGTTCAGACGATCTTGGACCACAATAAGGCAATGCAAAATGACGGCTCAGAGGGATACGGCGCTTCACGCGAACTTCGCAAGATCGCCAGCATCCCTCTGATCGTCATTGAGCGTTGGGCAAAAGAAGATGGCGTGAGCTACTTCGACCTGCACGGTCCAGAGAAAACCAAATACCTCCGCAAGAAATTGAATGACCCCGATAACCGCTTCCTAAAAACAATCGATAAAAGGTGGAACTAGATGGCATTCGACACTTACTCAGATTTGCAGGCAGAGGTTGCTGATTGGCTAGACCGCACAGACCTCACGTCTCAGATAAAAAGTTTCATCACATTGACAGAGGCGAAGTTAAACCGGCGGCTGCGGCTGCGCGAGATGGAAACGGCCCTGAGCGAGACGATAGCCAGTGGCGTGATCACGATCCCCGCAGGATACATTCAGATGGAATACCTGTATCTCGACACATCTCCAAGCACACCTTTAATCAGGAGCGACTTGGAGTACATATACCGGAATTATCCGACACGATCCTCTGACGCTAGACCTGCATATTACGCCCGTGAAGGCTCTAACATTATCTTTGGTCCATTCCCCGACAGCGCATACGCGGTCAAAGGATTGTACTATAAGAAGTTAGATGTCTTGTCAGCTTCAAACACATCTAATGCGTTTTTAGTAGAGGCGCCAGATGCGCTTCTTTATGGTGCGTTATTGCATGCAGAGCCTTTCTTAAAGAACGACGAACGCATCCCACTGTGGAAAGCAGCGTTTGATGAGGCGCTCAGTATGTTGCAAGCGGAAGATGACGCAGAGGCGTTATCTGGTTCAGCCATTGCGGTTACAACGTCGTGATAGAGTTCGGCGACTTCCTACCTGACGTACCTGCGCATAACAACCCAGGGTCAACGGTGGCGACTAACGTCTTGCCTGACACTGTAGGTTACCAGGCGTTCCCATCACCAGGCGCATACTCGACCACAGCCCTCACGGCATTTGCCCGTGGTGGTGTGTCAGCGGCAGAAGATGACGGCACAGTCTCAGTGTTCGCTGGTGACGCCACAAAGCTGTATTCGATGGCTGACACAGTCCTCACAGACGTCTCTAAGGCGGGCCTCTACACAGTGGCAAATGATCACTATTGGGAGTTTGCGCAATTTGGTACGACGCTCATCGCCACACAGATCGGTGACGCCCCTCAAGCCTGGACGCTTGGAACATCCACCGCATTTGCAGACTTAGGTGGGTCGCCTCCCAAAGCAAAACATGTGGGGGTCGTTCGGGGCTTCGCCGTCATGGGAAACCTCGATGAAGCAGGCACCGTAAACCCACGCAAGATCAGGTGGTCAGCAATCGAAAATGCTGCCTCTTGGACGGCATCTGCAAGTACCCAAGCTGATAGCCAAGAGCTATTCTCCGCACGGGGCGGTGAGGTCCGTAAGATCATCGGCGGCGAGTACGGCATGGTCTTCACTTCACATTCCATCTGGCGTATGACCTACGTCGGATCGCCTGTTGTATTTTCTCTAG